AGGAGGCCACGACTTGCGGCATTTGGGCGCAAATTTACTGCGATTTGCTCGTTGGTAAATTGAGAAGCCCGATATCAGTCGCAATAGGGCTTTTTGATAATGAGATTTAGCCAATGACCGCACCCGTCCCACAGAAAGACCTCGCCGCCGCGCTTGGCGTCTCAACGCCGTTCGTTTCCAAATACAAAAAGCGCGGGATGCCCGTGGACAGCGTGGAGTCGGCGCGGGCGTGGATCGCGGCCAACCTCGGCCAGAGCAAAGCCGTCCCGGCAAGCCCCGGCCCGGCCATCGGGGCCACCGAGCCAGAGGAAGATCAGCCAACCGAAATCGCGGAGGTTCTTAACACCGTAGTTCCCGAACAGGTCGCCGCCATCAATGCTCAGATTGAGCAGATCGAAGAAGTCATGCGGTGGGCGCGCAGCGTCATGGTCAAGCTCAACAAGGAGGGCAACCTTGAGGCCGCTCGCAAATGGCTCCACTCATGGACGCTGGTTAGCAAGAAGCTCCAAGAAACCCGCGAGAAACTTATCGAGACGAGGATCAAAAGCGGCGAACTCATCCGCTTTATCGTCGCCAAGGAGATGGTGGACGCGCCCTTGCGCCGCTTTCGGTCTGCCTTGGCAAAGATGCCGCACGAACTTGGCGGCAAATGCAATCCAACCAACCCAGAGCAGGCCACTCAAGCAATCAGCGAATGGTGCGCCGCCTTTTATAAAAATGAGCAAGAATACACCATCGCAACTTGAGCAAATCAAAACCGCCGACCTTGTGCCTTATGCGCGCAACGCCAAAAAGCACGACGAGTCCCAAGTCGCCAAGATCGCCGGAAGCATCCGCGAGTTTGGCTTTAACAACCCCGTGCTGATCGACGCCGACAACGGTATCATCGCGGGCCACGGGCGCGTCATGGCCGCGCAGAAGCTGGCACTTGCCTCCGTGCCATGCCTGCGCCTCTCGCATCTTTCCGAGACACAGAAGCGCGCTTACATCCTTGCCGACAATCGGCTGGCCGAACTTGGCGGCGGATGGGACGGCGAGATGTTGAAGCTGGAACTGGCCGACTTGGGCGACCTTGATGTGGACTTGGACGGCATCGGTTTTGGCGCAGATGACTTGCAGGACTTGGAGCTATCCGAGGAACCCGAGGCGAGCGAGGTGGACGCCGAACCCCAGATCGACAAAGCCGAAGAACTCCGCGAAAAGTGGGGCGTCGAGCCGGGGCAGCTTTGGGAGCTTGGGGAGCATCGGTTGCTGTGCGGGGATAGCACGAAGAAGGAGGATGTGGAGAAAGCGTTGGGGGGGGCTTCGCCGCTGCTCATGGTTACTGATCCGCCGTATGGGGTCGAATACGACCCAAGTTGGAGAAACGAAACAGGAATTGCCGATGACGGAACCCTCCAAAGAATAAGCACTGGGCGCGTCAGAAAAAGCATTGGAGCAAAAGCTACTGGTAAAGTCATGAACGACGACCGAGCCGATTGGCGCGAAGCGTGGCAGCTATTCAACGGGGACGTTGCCTATGTCTGGCACGCTGGCAAGTTTGCCCACAAAGTTGCTCTTTCTTTGGAGGCCGCAAACTTTGAAATGCGCTCTCAGATAATTTGGGACAAAACCCGCATGATTATTGGCCGGGGAGACTATCATTGGGCGCATGAGCCTTGTTGGTATTCCGTTCGTAAAAATAAAACGGGGCATTGGGGCGGAGATCGAAAGCAAACAACAATCTGGCCAATACCACACAGAGCAAGCGAGACGGGTCACGGAACACAAAAACCAACCGACTGCATGGCCCGCCCGATCCGTAACCACGACAGCGAGTTTGTTTACGAACCCTTCAGCGGCAGCGGCACAACCCTCATCGCCTGCGAGCAACTTGGCCGCAAATGCCGAGCCATCGAAATCTCGCCCGCCTATGTTGCCGTGGCGATCCAACGCTGGGCCGATGCCACGGGCAAGACGCCGAAGCTGGTGGCATGAAGCTCGCCCGATCAGAGCGCGATCTGCACGGCGCTCTTCGGGCCGAATGGGTCTGGCGTCCCGTGCAGAATGTGGTGGAGTGGGCTGAGGCCAATCTCCTAATCAGCGAGCGCACCAGCGCCATGCCGGGGCGATACTCGACGCGGCTGACGCCGTATGTGCGCGAAGTGCTGGAGCATTTCCGCACCGAGCGCACCCGCAGGCTGACGCTGGTGTGGGGAGCGCAGACCAGCAAGACAACGTGCATTTTGGCCGGGATGGCTTACCGCCTCGACTGCGCGCCGTCTCCGTGCCTGTGGGTCATGCCGTCCGCGCATCTGGCGAAGTCGTTTTGCGAGACGCGCTGGATTCCGTTGGTGGAGGATTGCCCGGCGCTGGCGCGGCACAAATCGGCCAACAACGACCATTTCCGAATGCTTGAACAGCATTTTGACCGCATGAGCGTGTGGTTCGTCGGGTCAAACTCTCCCGCCAATCTGGCAAGCCGATCTATTTCCCTGCTGATGATGGACGAGATGGACAAGTTCGCCACGCAAAGCAGGCGCGAGGCCAGCCCGATCCAGCTTGCGGAAGCCCGGTGCGTGACTTACCCGCGCCATTTGATCGTCTGCACCAGCACGCCAAGCTACGAAGACGGAGCAATCTGGACCGAATGGCTCAAAGGCGATCAGCGCAAATACTTTGTGCCCTGCCTTGGCTGCGGCGAAGCGTGGGCTTTGGAGTGGGAACACATTCGATGGGACGAGACGGCCAAGCAGGATGAGGGCTGGAACATGGAGCAAGTCGCCGCGTCGGCTCGCTGTGTGTGTCCTGCCTGCGGCCACGCACACACGGAGAGCGACAAGCCTTTGATGCTAGAGCGTGGCGAGTGGCGTGCGACCGAGCTTGCCGCCGAGCCGGGTCGGCGCAGCTATCACCTTTCTTCGCTCTACGCGCCTTGGCGCAAGTGGGCCGACTTGGCCGTAAAGTTCCTCCAAGACCGCGAGACGCCGGGCGGGTTGCAGGATTTCTTCAATCGAGAACTGGCCCTGCCGTGGAAGCCTGCGGGGTCACTCATAACCACGGCGATGATCCGCGAGCGGGTGGATGCCTCGCCGCGTTACACCATCGGCCAACCGCCAGAGGGCAAGATGTTGGGTCGCGTCATGTCGGTGGACGTTCAGCAAACGGAACTGTGGTGGATCATCCGCGAGCTTCACGAAGACGGGAGCAGTTACCTTGTCGATTACGGGGCGGCGATTGGTTGGGATTTGGTCATGGAAAAGTTCCGCGCTTACAAATGCTTCAAGGGGGTGGTCGATTCGGGCTATGCGGCCAAGACCCCGGCAGGCGTTTACGACTTCGTGGCGCGGTCGGGCGGTCTATTTTGCGCGGCCAAGGGGCGCACCGTGTCGCAGGGGTTGCGCGAGCCGTGGAAGTTTCAGCAGATTCTTGGCGCGGGTCACAATATCTGGATGCTGCAATTCGACGCCGAGTTTTGGCAGGCGCGGCTTTACCATGACGTTTTGCGCGATGGCCGGGGGCGCTGGTATCTGCCGCGCGACATTGCCAAGGACTACGTTTCTCAGTTGCAGGGCGAGGCGCTGATTGAAAAGGAAGGCGTGGCGAAGTGGCAGCGCCTTGGGCCAAACCACCTTGCCGACTGCGAGAAGATGGCTCTGGTTCTGATTGACTCGATCATGTCGCAATACAGGGCGGCGGCGTAAGTGGTTGGTTTTACTCTGTAAAAAAAAATTCAAAAAAGGTGATTTTTTCCTTGCATACGCCAGCGGCTGGCGTATCTTGGCAACGTGAACACGAACAAAACTCAAACGGGCGCAGGGAACACCACCGCCGCGCAAATTCTGAACAACCTCACGCTCGCGCAGGCTTACGCTCATTCCGCAACCGCCGACAAAGCCGCATACATTGTCGAGTTGCTTGGGGTTAAAAGCATTCACTCCCCGCTTTTTGTCGAGATGGAGGATGCGATTGAGGAGCGATTCCACCAGTTGCGCGTTGCCGACAACCGCAACAGGTGGCACAAGATCCCTGCTCCGCAAAATCTTACGCTTGAACAGCGCATAGTTTCACATCCCGACCAATCCCGCGACTCCGGCGTGTTTGCGCTGTTGGACATCTACGGCGACTACTACCGCAGTCATCACGGCTACGTTATGCCGTTCACCGAAGACGCCGCTCGCGCAATGATCGGCCTGCCGCGCAAGTTTTAGTTTAACGCCTAACACCCCGCGCGGGGTTCCATCCCCCGCGCCAACTAACACACACAATGACCACACAAATCCGCAAACGCCGTTCCGGTAACTTCAAGATTTCCAACGAAGACTCGCTCGCTTTAGGGCGCGTCTTTGATGACACACCCAAGGCCGTGCTTGCTGCGATTGTTTGCAGTGCGTATCGGCAGCTTGGTTTCAAGGACGAGGAACTCAAGGCCCGCATTGCCTACGAGTGGCTCGCACTACACAACGCTGAGATCGTGGACAACCCGCCGACCAAGGTGATCCGCGAGGAGGCTTGGAACTACAACCCGATGGGCGACGAGGAGGGCGAGGAATGAAAAAATTCACAACCGCATCATTCGACTTGCAGACGCAAGACGGCCAGCCCGTGTATGGTGATTTGCGCGGCAACTACTCGCTCGGCGGCACAGCGCACGACAAATACGGCGCGCCACACGGCACGATCAATATCACGCTGCGCGAGGACGGCAACGGTCAGCGCCGCGCCAAAATTCTGTCTGAGGCGCAGGCCAAGCTCGGCGCTCAACTGCAATGGGTCAGCGGCCCGGAGATTCACGGCATAAAAATATGAACTGCCCCCACTGCAACAAACCGCTCCCGCCCAACATTGTGGACACCCGCGCCACGGGAAGCAAAGGCGGCAAGGTTAAGTCGCCGCTCAAGGCCCGCAGCAGCGAGCAAGCCCGCGCCGCTGTGCTGGCGCGGTGGGCCAAGCGAAATAAGCCCGCCCCTTGACACACGCCGCGAGTGCGTGACGGACGCTGCTATTCTGGCCGAGGTATTTTCGGCCACCGAACTTTCGCAACTCAAAGCCAGTTGCAAGGCTCAGATCCTTGCTGGCGGGGCGAGTCAGGCATTCGTGGTGTCAAGCAGTGTGGGCGGGCGCAGCGTCACCCTGCAAAAGAGCTACGATGCTTGGGATATGCTTGGCCTTATCGAGACGGCGCTGGCGATCAATGCCGGGACAATCGGCAACAGCCGCGTGACCAAGGCGCAATACGGGGTTTACTAACATGGCAAAGCTCATCGACAAAATCGCCAACAGCTTCGGCTTTTCCCGCATGGTGGAGGCGTCGAACTGGCGACCCGACGAGCGCGCCTATGTGTGGAGTCAGGCGCAGGACAGCCGGGTGGACATCTCCAACGGCGACCGCACACGCCTCCTCGGACTTTCGCGCAAACTTTTCTACAACAACGCATTGGTGCGGGCGGCGATCCGCGACAAGGCGACATATTCCGTGGGTAGCGGCATCACCCCGCAGGCCAACAGCGGCGATCCAGCATGGGATGACGCCGCCGAATCATGGTGGAACGAGTGGGCCAAGCAGCCCGAAATCAGCGGACGCCACGATATGCGCCGCCTGCAAACGCTCGTCAGCGAGGCCATTGACCGCGACGGCGAAATCTTTTGCGTCCTGACGAGCAAGCGCGACGGGATGCCCGCCGTGCAAGTGGTGGAGTCCCACCGCGTAGCCAACCCGCCCGACAAGGCAGACGAGATCGTGGACGGTGTGAGCTTGGATCGTTACGCGCGGCCCTTGGCTTATCACGTTGTCGAGGGCGACACCTTCAGCAACCGCACCAGCCGCCGCATCCAAGCGGACATGATGCTGCACGTTTACGAGCCAGAGCGCCCCGACCAAGTGCGCGGGTATCCCGCCGTGGCCGTGGCGCTGAATAACCTCCTCGACCGCGACGAACTCCTGCGCTTTGAGATGCAGGCGGCGAAGATCGGCAGCAGCATCGGGCTTGTCGTGCAAAACGCCACAGGCTCCACCGGGGCCGAGGGCTTCTTTGGCGACCTCTCCAAGCAAAGCGGCGAAAGCCTGACCCGCGAAACCGTTTTCGGCGGCGGCATGATCCCGCGCCTCAAGGCGACCGAGCGCATCGAGTCGTTCATGATGAACCGCCCCAACGAAAAGTTGGACGCGCATCTTGAGCAATACATCCGCGCCGCCGCCTTGGGCCTTGGCTTGCCGTATGAATTTATCTGGGACACCAGCGCCGTGGGTGGCGTGGCGCAGCGTTTCATCATCCAGAAAGCCGCCCGCGCCTTTGCCGCGCGGCAGGATGTTCTCATTGCCTCGTTCCTCAACAAGCTGTGGAACTACGCCATCGCCAACGCCGTCCGCAGCGGGCAGTTGCCGATGAACCCGAACTGGCGGCGCGTCCATTGGCAGACCCCCCGCAGCATCACCGTGGACGTAGGCCGCGAGGCCCAAGCCCGGCGCGACGATGTGAAGGCGGGGCTAATGACCTTGGCCGATTTCTTTGGCGAGCAGGGATTGGATTGGAAGACGGCCATGCAGGAAATCGCCGCCGAGCGTCAGTTTGCTTCCGACCTTGGCATTGTCGTTGGCGTCGAGCGCACGGAAGGCGCGGCGGTGGTTGATCCTTTGCCGCCAACGGGAGGCGCTTTGCCCGCGCCCACAGACGGGGAATTTGCCGCTTTGGACTGCGGCACGGGCAAAGGCGGGTTCAAGCCGGGTAATGACTGCGCGCGTGGTGGGCGCGGCGGCGAACAATCGCAAGACTCAGACTCTCAAAAAAAAA